GGCCAGGTTGTGCAGACACAGATCGATGCGCAGAACCTGGACCAGGCACGCGACTACCTGCAACGCTACGGCAACGAGATGACGCCGGAAACTTTTGGCCGCGCAAAGAAAGCGCTCGAGATCGGCACATCCGACGCCAAAGAACAAGGCCTTGCAGAATCATTCTGGAGCAAGAGCGGCAACAACATCGCTGGCGCTTTGAAGCTGGCTCGTGAAACCCTGTCCGGCAAAGAAGAAGACCAGGTTGTGCAACGCCTCAAGATTTTTGAGAGTGAGCGCACCGGTATTGTTCAAGCCGCACAGAACGACGCCAAAGACAAAGCATGGCGTTCGTACGCAGAGACTGGCAACTTCAGCAAGATACCGCCAAGCGTGTTGGCCAGTATGGATGGCGCTGACTTGGCCAGCCTGCAACGCACAGCCAAGGCTGATGTCGAGGCACGCACAAAAGGCACCGAGGTCAAGACAGATCCAAATGTCTACTACCAGTTGACGCAAGAAGCCATGATGAATCCTGACTTCAAAGATCCGACCAAGGTTGATCTGCGCAAATACTTTGACAAGCTGTCACCTGGTGACCGCAATCACTTCATCAATTTGCAACGCACGATTGGCACAAAGAACGAAGCGCCAGAAGCAGTGACAACGCAACAGCAGATCACCGCAGTGACCAAGCAACTTGGCCTAAAAGATGAGAAGGCTGGCATGTTCACACAAGAGGCCAACAAAGCATTGTTTGCGGCTCAAGTGAACAAGGGCGGCAAGCTGAACCAGGCAGAGCGCCAAAAGGTTCTTGATGGCCTTGTGCTTGAAGGTGAAGTGCTCAGTGGCTCGTTCTTCTTGCCTGACAAAAACATGCGTCGCTACGAGGCTCGCGCCCGTGGTGAAGAAGCCAAGTTCAAGCCAGAGTTCACTGATGCACAACGCGCACGCGCAAGCGAAGCGCTCAAGCGCAACGGTGTATCGAACCCGACTAAGTCACAGATTGATGCAGTGCTATTTGAAACCTACGGCATTGAGCAGAAGTAATAGGACACAACGACATGATGCTAGTACCTGATGATGAATTCAACGCCGCCGCCGCACGAGTTGCCGGTGTAAAAAAAGCGCCAACACTCGATGAGTCAGCCGCCAATGTAATCGATGGCCAGCGCACGCAATTGCGCACCAGCCTGTACGGCGCACTCGATGCAAATCCTGATGAGGCCGCACGCGCAAAGAATTTATCAAACAAGTCTGGCATCCCTGTCGACATCGTCCAGCGCAACTACGCGCAGGTCAATCGCAATGTGCAACTCAATGAGTTCGACGAAACGCTCAAGCGTTCGCCATTGCTTGGCCAATGGTTGAGCAACCCAAACAACGCCAAGATCTCGCACGATGACTCAAGCAACTTGGCTGGCATCGAGCGTGAGTACGGCACGATCAAACCGATCGAGCGCTCATTCCTAGAAGAGATCACCGAACCATTCCAGCGTGGCTATGCGCGATTCAAGAAGGGCTTCTCGCTCATGCTTGATGACACGGCCATGATGAAGGGTTTGCAAAATCGCCAGAAGGCGGCGGCTGAAGCCAATGGCATCACATACGATCCAAAGATCCAGCAGTCGGTCAACCTGGCCAACTATCAGCGCAACATTGAGAAGTTCCCGATGCCTCAGAATGTTGAACGCGGGCTACAAGAGATTGGCGAAGCAAAGAGTTTCAGCGAGGCTTTTTCTGCCATCGTGTCAAACCCTGCCGCAGTCAAAGAAGTAATTTTCGAATCGATCGGTATTGGCGCACCAGGCCTTGCTGTGACTGCCGCATCCGTTCCCATGGGTCCATTGGCCGTGGCCACTGCCGCAGGTACCACCAGCTTTTTCACAGAGTACGCGGCAACGCTTGATGAAGTTCTGACTTCTGGCGGCGCCGACATGAAAGATCCCAATGCTGTCTACAAAGCATTGACCGATGACAAGTTGATGGCCGAAGCCAAAGACAAGGCGTTGAAGCGCGGCGTGCCCATCGCATTGTTTGACGCACTGACCGCTGGCATGGCTGGCAAGTTGCTCAAGGGCGCCCGCCCGACGGTGCTGAGTGTTGGCACTCGCGTTGTTGGCGAAGGTGCTGTGCAGGCCGCAGGCGGTGCCGCTGGTGAAGCAACAGCCCAAGCATTGACTGGCGAATTCAAACCGGGCGAGATCTTGCTCGAGGCATTTGCAGAGATCCCAACCGCATTGGTCGAGGTGCCTGGCAACTATCGCGGCACCATGTTGCAGGCTGAGTCTGCCGAGCGTAGCGCCAAAGCATTTGAGAAGGTCCAAGAGTTTTCACGCGCCAGCAAGGTACGCGCACGCAGTGCTGAAACCTTTGGCGAGTGGATTGACCAAGTAAGCCAGGAGACTGATGTCACCACGGTTTACATCAGCGGCGAAACCCTCAAGCAATCTGGCTTGGCCGAGCGCGTGGCAGAAGTATCTCCATCCGTGCGCGATCAACTGGACACAGCCGTTGCAACCGGTGGCGACATCGCCATCCCTGTGACTGAGTACCAAACTAACATTGCACCGACCGAGTTCAGCACAGCGCTGATCGACGACCTGCGCATTGAAGGCGAGATGATGACCCGCCGCGAGGCACGCGAGTTTATCGATAACCAGGCTGAGATCATGAAGACTCAGATGGAGGCCAACGCCAAAGTCGAGATGACCAACAAGGACTTTGTGAAGTCTGCGCGTGAGGTCGAGAATTTGATGTACCAGCAGGTCAAAGCGACCAAGCAGTACACCGACAACGCGGCACGAATCAATGCACAACTTGTGCGTGACTTTGTGGTGACCCAATCAGCGGCACTCAAGATCATGCCGACCGAGTTCTACAACCGCTACATGTACCGCGTCGAGCGAGCAGAAGGCCAGCCTGGTGGCATGGCGCTGTTCAATCAAGATCAACGCGTGGTCATCGACAGCGTGCCATTCCGCAACTGGATTGGCTCGTCCATTTTCCAAGACGAAACCGGCGCACCACAAACGCTGTACCACGGCACTGCCGACAATGTGACCGCATTCGATCCAGACCATCCAAACCGCAAAGACAGCGGCTGGCTTGGCACTGGTGTTTACCTGACTGACAGCGCAGACATGGCCGAGGTCTACGCCATGCAGAAGCGCCGCACAGGCACTGCTGGCGAGAATGTCATGCCGCTGTATGCACGACTCGAGAACCCTTACATGGCCACCATGGAAGACAAGACGCGCATTCGTGCTGGTGGCCGCGAAGCCGCTGATGCATTTACTGCCGAACTGCAAGCCCAAGGCTACGATGGCGTGATCCTGGAAGTGGCACCCGACGCACGCGAGATCGTGGTGTTTGACAACACCGCAGTCAAGTCGCCATTCAACGATGGCACATGGTCGCGTGAGAACGCAGACATCCTGCGCCAGGGCAACCAGGTATTGCAGACTGAATCATTGACTGACGCCGACGCAATCAACTCCGAAGAAGATGCAGAGGCCGACGATGTGGCCGCGATTGAAGCGCAAGCCGACATCCCCGAGACTGTCGAAGACCAGGCCGAACTCAAGAACGCACTCGAGGTGGCCAAGAGCCAGGTGTGGAACAAAGGCCGCGACCTGAAGCTGGCCATTCAGAATGCAGTGCAACAAGCCGCAACTGAGGCCGGTGTCGATGTGTCGGTACCGTCGCCACAGACCACTGACTACCTGGTGCGCGTGGGCCTCAAGGACGCGCTGTTTGCGCTCGAGCAAAACCCCAACGCGATTGGCTGGTACGACGAAAAAACTCGCCAGGCATTGGCCGTCATGGCACTGGTTCACCCAGAGATTGCGACCAACGAAGATGCACGCTTTGCATTCACTTGGGCGCTGGCTGTCACATCCAACGGCTTGAAGGTCGACAAGAACTTTGAACTGGCCGAAAAGGCGTACAGCTACTACAAAGAAAACAAGGTCATGCCCACCAACATCAAAGGTGGCCAGGCCCAGGGCGCGATCAATGACTCGCTTGCCTTGTTCAACGAATTGGTCGGAGCCTGGGGCATCAAGAACTTGCGCCAGTTCATGCAGACCAACTTCACCGTGGGTGAGATCAGCGCGATCAGCAAAGACCTCAAGCCAGGCGGTGAGCACGCAGACACCATGGTCAAGGGCGCGGCCATCATTGGCCCCAAGATTGGCAACGGCTTTTTCTCCAACCTGTACGGCGACTTCAGTTCCCTCACAATGGACCGCTGGCTGGTCCGCACCTGGGGCCGCTGGACCGGCACGCTTATCAAGAGCCTGCCCAAGCATGTGGAGACGGCCACCAACCGCCTAAACTCAGCAATCCGTAGCGCAACCCCAGAACAGGCCACACGCCTCTCTGAGGTCATCGGCATGGACATTGCCAACACCGAGGTCAATCGCCTGGCTGATGCCATCCAGAAGGCCTCCATGGACCCCAAACTGCGCGAGCAGATGAACGAGTCCAAGGTTGGCGAAGAGATCCGCAAGGCGGGCAACAGCCTGGCCAAGTACAACGACGGCCAAAAGGAAGCACCGGCTGGCCCACACGAGCGCACCTACATCCGCTCCGTCTTCTCCCAGATCCTGGCTGAGTTGCAGGCTGATCCAGCCTATGCCGACCTGACCATGGCCGACTTGCAGGCCGTGCTCTGGTATGCAGAGAAACGACTCTACGAATCAGCCAAGGACAATAATGTTGACCAAGAGTCAACAGACGGGTATAGTGATGAAGATGCCCCAGACTACGCCAACGCCGCCGCAGGTGTTGCGCGTACCTTGGGTGTTTCCGATCGCAAGATCAACAACGCATTGAAGAAGGAGTCCAAAGATGAACGCGCAAGACGAGCACGACTACAAGATGAGCAAGCGCAGGTCGCTGGAGGGGAGCAAGCAGAAACTGGAGGCTTTACTCAAAGAGAAAAACGGCTCTTTGCAGGCGCAGTCGCCACCAGAATTGCAAGATCCAATCGAAGCGGCGATCAAAAACAATCCTGGTCTTACACGGCAAAAAGCAGTGGAGATGGCGGAAAAGTTCGGGTTCTAAAAAGCCAACTTGTCACCTACTCGCAAGAATGGAAAGCAGGCGCAGGCCTGGCCCGTGTGTACCGCAACAACGGTATCACGGTGCCCAAGTTCTACGAGTTGGAGCAAGGCAACGCACAGAATGCACAACGATTCTCTGAGGCCATCACAGCCAGCAAACAAGCCAGTGGCGACATGGGCGCGGCTGTCTTCGTCTACCCGGTCGAAGATTACCAAGGCATGCGCCTGTTCTTGTCTGAAGACGGCAAGTCCGGCGTCGCTGTCAAACCCGATGGCGACATCGTGTCAGTGTTCTCGCAAGCTGGCGCTGGCCGCTCTGTCATGGAGTTGGCCGTGGCCGCAGGCGGTACCAAGCTGGATGCATTCGAGACGATCCTGCCTGAGTTCTACGCCGCGCACGGATTCGTTGCGGCTTCGCGTTTACCCTGGGATGACACCCAGGCGCCAGAAGGCTGGAACAAAGAAGCGTTTGCCGACTTCAACAATGGCGAGCCGAATGTTGTATTCATGGCCCTTGACCAGTCGTACTACGGCTGGCACAAGATCAGCGATGGCAAGAAGTCCAAGACCTATGACGACGCTGTCGCAGATCAAAACCGCGCTGTAAAGCGCAACAAGAAAAGGAGAGAAGATAATGGAAAACCCGCAGTATTTGCCCAATCAGGAACCGGAGCAGGCGGCGTACAACGCCTACGAGCAAGCGATCTCGATGTTGCCAAGCGATACGGGACAGCCAGGGATGGAGCAACTTCAGTCCTTGGTATCCACTATTCAAAACAACCTCGGAATAGTCTTGCCGGATTCGCCTACGGAACAGGCTTAAAAGGCGCAGAGGCTGGCCGTCTGGCTGGCGCTGACTCTCGCCTATCCAACCGCATCCACTTCTATGTGGACACCGGCAATGGCGTACGCCCTGAAGCTGGTGTTGGCGGCAATGTGCATGCCGTCTACCTGGACAACCTATACGACGCGGCGGCTGACCCGCTAGGCCTACGCGCCCAGGCATCGGCCAATGGCCGTGATGACCGTGGCCAATGGTTCAACGCGGTCGAGTCCGCAATCCTTGATGCTGGCTTTGATGGCGTCTACATTCCTGCCGCCCAGGGCGAGCAAGGTGTGGCCGTATTGCTTGGCCCACAGCACAAGGGTGTGCCGGTCGAACAGCATGGCATGCACGCAATGCCTGCCGCAGGCGCGTATACGCCCCCTGCAAGCACGAAACGCAAGTACGCCATGCTCACCCCTGAGATCCGCAAATTTGAGGCCCAGGAGGCCCAGATTAAAGCGGCGGCACCATCGGCTGACCTGCGCTCTGGCACACTGACATTTGACGAGGCTGACGCAGAGGCGGTGGCCAAGTTCTTCCCGCCTGCCGCACAAGCCCAGCCACTGCGCCAAGAAGAGCGCGGCGGCTTCGACCCGAAACGATTGACCACAATCCTCAACGAGAAGGCGGATATGTCCACCTTCCTGCATGAGACTGCGCACTTCTTCTTGACGGTCTACGCTGACATGGCCGCACGGCCTGACGCCACCGAGCAGAACAAGCAAGACATGCAGACCATCTTGGATTGGTTTGGCATCAAAGACCTGGCAACCTGGAACGCGCTGTCGCTCGATGAGCAACGCAAGTACCACGAGTCATGGGCCTACAACTACGAGATCTACCTGTTCGAAGGCAAGGCACCAAGCGTGCAAATGCAATCGATGTTTGAGCGATTCAGCGCCTGGTTGCGCCGCGTGTACAAGTCGATCCGCGACGAACTCAATCAGATCTACCGCCAAGAAAACGGCGAAGACCTGCCAATCCTGACCGGCGAAGTCCGCCAGGTGATGGACCGCATGCTGGCCAGCGAAGAGCAGATCAAGCAGTCCGAGGCAGTCAACAGCATGGTGCCGATGTACCAGACCCAGGAAGAGTCCGGCATGTCCGACGAAGAGTGGGCCGGGTACCAGGCAATGATGGCCGAAGCCACAGAGGCATCGATAACTGAGTTGACACAGGCAAGCCTGCGCCAATTGAAGTGGCTGGGCAATGCTCGCTCTCGCGTGCTCAAAGAGATGCAGGCCAAGACGGCTGACATCCGCAAGGGCGTGCGCGAAGAGGTGGCCGCAGAAGTGCAAGAGGACCGTGTCTACACAGCCATGGAGTTCTTGAAGCGCGGCATCACCAAAGACGAGAACGGTCAAGACATCCAGGCATTGACTGGCCACAAACTCAAGATCGCTGATGTGAAGGCGCTCTACCCTGAAAGCAAAGAGTCGCTGACACCTGCACCTGACCTGGCCAAACTTGGCTATGGCAAGTACGGCATGCTGGCCGAAGAAGGCCTGCCGCCTGACCTGGTGGCATCGATGTTTGGTTTTGACTCTGGCGATCAGTTGGTGCGCTCATTGCTCGAGGCCAAGCCGATCAAAGAAGAGATTGACAACCGCACCGACGAGCGCATGCTGGCCGAATACTCTGACCTGCTGGACCCTGCCAGCATCGAGTTGGAAATCCAGAAGGCATTGCACAACGAAGCACGCGCCCGCTTTGTGGCCGTCGAGTTGCGCTACCTGGCCAAAGCAACACAGCCTGCACGCTTGATGATCCAGGCCGCGAAGACTGCGGCCAAGTCAATCATCGGCAACAAAGTGATCAGCGAGATCCGTCCGCGTGACTACACGCTGGCAGAGGCACGCGCCGCCAAGGAAAGCACAAAGCAATCAAAGGCTGGCAAGATCACTGAGGCCGCAAAAGCCAAACAGAACCAACTGCTCAACAACCAGTTGTCGCTCGAGGCAGTCAACGCACGCAAAGAAATCGACAAGGCCATTGACGGCTTTGCCAAGATTTTCAAAGGCGATGCAAAGATGGCCAAGAATCGCAACATCGATTTGGTCAACGCCGCACGCTACATCCTTGGCCACTACGGCCTTGGCCCGCGTGATGTCGAGCCTGCAAAGTTTGTCGAGCAACTCAAGTCATACAACCCAGACCTGTACGCAGACATCGAGCCGATCCTGCTCGAGTCGACCGGTGGCCCACGCAACTACAAGAAGTTGACGCTCAACGAGTTCCGCGAAATGAAGGAGATCGTCGACGCGTTATGGTACCAATCCAAGCGTGAGAACGAGGTGATGATTGAAGGCAAAGCAGTTGCTCTCGATTCAATCATTGCAGAACTCAATGCGCGACTTGATGAGATTGGCGTGCCAGAAGAGGTTGCCGGTGAGCGCATGGCGCCTGGTCCGAAAGAGAAAGCCATCCGCGCCCTGTACAACGCCAAGGCATTGACTCGCAAGGTTGAGCACTGGGCTGATGCAACAGACGGACCTGGTGGTCCTGGTCCATTCACCAACTACATATGGCGCCCACTGCGTGCCGCGCTTGACCAGTACCGCGTCGATCGCAATCGCTATGTCAAAGACTATGTCGACATGATCGCCAAGCTGGACCTGCCAGTGCAAAAGATCAACGCGCCAGAACTGAACTACACCTTCGGCAATGAGAACGGCGGCATCGGTAAAGCAGAGGTGCTTGGCGCCTTGATGCACATCGGTAACGACGGCAACATGAAGAAGCTGATTGCTGGCCGCAACTGGGGTCAAGTTAATGAGGATGGCTCGGTCGACACGACGCGCTGGAATAGTTTCATGAACCGCATGATCGACGAAGGCGTGCTCACAAAAGCAGACTTCGACTTCGTGCAAGCAACCTGGGATCTGAATGAAGAACTCAAGCCTATGGCGCAAGAGGCGCATCGCGAGATCTTCGGCTACTACTTCAAAGAAGTCGAGGCTCGCCCAGTGGTTACACCGTTCGGCACATACCGTGGCGGCTATGTTCCTGCAAAGACTGACCCGTTCATAGTTCGCGACGCACAGCGGCAAATGAAGATGGAGGAACTTGAGGCCGACTTCCGCAACTCGATGCCAAGCACTGGCGCCGGGTTCACGAAGTCACGCGTTGAGTACAACAAACCTCTGTCGCTGGACATTCGTGTGATGGCCAAGCACATCGATGATGTGATCCGCTTTGCACGCGTACAGCCTACGATCCGCGACACACTCAAGATCATTCGCAAGCGTGACTTTGCAGACACGATCACGCGCATTGACCCGACTGTGATCGAGGACATGATCCTGCCATGGCTCAATCGATCTGCTCGCCAGATCACGAGCGAGGTCGGCATGAACCGAAGCATTGACAACTTCTGGCGTGCTGTCCGCACTCGCACTGGTATCGGCATCATGTTTGCCAACATCACCAACGCGATGCAACAGGTGACTGGCTTCTTCCCTGCATTGCTCAAGGTCGAAGGCAAATACATGAAGACGGCCCTGGTCGACTACATGAAGAGTCCAACAGCCCAGGCTGAGTTCGTTGCTGAGTTGTCGCCATTCATGGCCGATCGCATGAGCAATCAGATGATCGAAGTGCAGGACATGATGAACGACCTGCTGATCAACCCGACCAAGTTCGACAAGATCCAGAAGTGGTCAAACAAGCATGGCTACTTTTTGCAACAAGCCTTCCAAAACTTTGTCGATGTGGTGACCTGGGTCGGCTCGTACAACCAGACTGTTGCAGAGTTGGGTGCAGATGTTGATGAGAAGTCAGCAAGCAATGAGGCCATCAAGCGTGCAGACGCCGCAGTGCGTATGACGCAGTCAAGCCTACAGCCTGAAGACTTGTCCGCATTCGAGGTTGGATCGCCGTTCTACAAGACGCTGATCCAGTTCGCTGGCTACTTCAACATGATCGCCAACTTAAACGCCAACGAGTACATCAAGATCTTCCGCGACATGGGCTGGCGCGGCCACAAGGGCAAGCTGTTTATGACCTACCTGCTGGGCTTTGGCTTGCCAATGCTGGCCGCTGACGCCATCGTGCGCAGTTTGGGCGGCGGCTGGGACGACGATGATGACGACGGCTACCTTGATGTCTTTATGTCCTGGTTCTTTGGATCACAATTGCGTGGTGCAGTTGCCCTGGTGCCGTTTGGTACTGCGGCCACCGTGCCATTCAACGCATTCAACAACAAGCCTTACGATGACCGCATGACCACCAGCCCGTCTGTATCAACGCTGGAAGGTGCGACCATCGGTGTAGTGAAGGCCGGTATTAACATTGCAGATCCTGACAAAGATGTGACGGGCAAGAATGTCCGCGACATCCTGACCTTGATCAGCCTTGTGACCGGCGTCCCCGTTACCGTGCTCGGCAGACCGATTGGTTATGCCATTGAAGTTGAGCGCGGGAAGATTGAACCAACCTCTTCTGCCGACTACATTCGCGGCCTTGCCACTGGCAAAGCAAGTGAATCGTCGAGACAGTAAGGTACCCGTATCCACAACCAGAATGCTTAGTCTCTTCACAATTGTCCAGGAGTTCCGTCCATGACCATCAGTTCAAATAGCCGGAAAGCCGGTCCGTTCATAGGTAACGGAACAGCCGCGACTTTCCCCTTTACATTCAAGGTCTTCCAGGCTTCTGACCTGGAAGTGGTCAAACTCACGGTTGCAACCAACATCGAAACGATTTTGGTCCTCAACACTGACTTCACCGCGTCCGTCAACGAAGACCAAAACTCCAGCCCTGGCGGCACGATCACGCTGTCTGCTGGCGCCCTGGCGACCGGCTACAACCTGGTCATCACCTCGGACATCGAGAACCTTCAGCCAACCGACTTGACCAACCAGGGTGGCTTCTACCCTGAAGTGATCACCGACGCGCTGGACCGTGCAACGATTCAGATCCAACAACTTCAAACTTCTGTCGACCGTGCGGCCTTGTTGCCGATCACCAGTAGCGCAGACGCCGAATCGCTTGTGGCTGACATTGTTCGATTGGCTGACAGTGCAGACAACCTGGACATTGATGCAGTCAACATTGCGTCAATCAATTCTGTTGCCGGGAGTATTTCCAATGTCAACACCGTTGCGACCAACATCAGCAATGTAAACACCGTCGCCGGTGTGTCGTCCAATGTAACGACTGTGGCCACCAATGTGGCTTCGGTCAATACTGTTGCGGCTGACTTGAACGAGCCGGTGTCTGAGATTGAAACTGTCGCGGCCAACATCACGAATGTAAACACCGTCGGCACCAACATTGCCAATGTCAACACAGTCGCTGGTATCAGCGCCAATGTGACGACCGTTGCAGGAATCTCTGCCAATGTGTCGACCGTGGCAACCAACAGCGCCAGCGTGGTGACTGTTGCTGGTGACATCGCCGCTGTGACTACCGTGGCCAACGATCTGAATGAGCCTGTCTCTGAGATCGAGACGGTTGCCGGTAGCATTGCCAATGTCAACACAGTTGGCACGAACATCGCAAGCGTCAACACAGCCGCCGCGAACAATACAAACATCACGACCGTGGCGACCAACATCGCCAATGTGAATACGACTGCAACCAACATTGCGAATGTGAACTCGGTCGCAGGCAACTCGACCAACATCAACGCAGTGGCTGGCAACAGCACAAACATCAATTCGGTTGCAACAAACTCGACCAACATCAACACTGCCGCGACAAACATTGCCGCGATCACGACTGTTGCCAATGACTTAAACGAGCCGACCAGCGAGATCGATGTCGTTGCAAACAACATTGCAAGCGTCAACACTGTCGGCACAAACATCGCTGATGTGAGCACCGTTGCAGGCGTTGCAGGCAATGTGAACACGGTTGCAGGCATTGCACCCAATGTCACGACTGTTGCAGGCATTGCCGCGAATGTGACCACTGTGGCTGGCATCTCAACTGCTGTGACCGATGTCGCCGCAATCGATACCGATGTCACTACTGTGGCCGCAATCGATTCTGATGTGACTGCCGTGGCCACTGTGGCCAGCGACATTCCAACTGTTGCAGACAATGTCTCCAACATCAACGACTACGCCAATACCTATCAAGGTGCAAAGGCAACACCTCCAACATTGCGCAACAACGGTGGCGCACTGCAAGAGGGTGACATGTATTTCAACACCGCCAGCGACACGATGTTTGTGTATGGCTCTGGTGGTTGGGTGCCTGCTGGCTCAAGCGTTAACGGCACAAGCCAGCGATACAAGTATGTGGCCACCTCTGGTCAGACCTCATTTTCTGGCACTGATGCAAACGGCAACACGCTAACCTATGACGCAGGCTTCATCGATGTGTACTTGAACGGCGTTCACTTAGACCCGACCGACTACACCGCAACGACCGGTACCAGCATCGTGCTTGGCTCTGGTGCGGCACTCAACGATGAACTCTACATCGTCGCGTTTGGCACTTTCAATGTGGCATCGTTCAACGGCTCTGGCATTGACGACAACACAGTCAACATCAGCAAACTCAATGCGACCGGCACGCGCAGTGCCGCAACTGCTTTGCGTGGCGACAACACTTTTGCAGACATTACGCCAGCCGAAATTTGTGATCAGGCAAATACAAGTACTGGATCTTTTTCATTGCCATCTGGAACAACAGTTCAAAGACCAGTCTCTCCTGTTGCGGGTCAGATGCGTTACAACGCAACAACTAATTCTTCAGAGGTTTATCAAAATGGCGCTTGGGTTCCATTCGGAATTATTGCGTATCCAATATCTGCGTTAGTAGTTGGCGGCGGCGGTGGTGGCGGTGGCGCACAAATACCTGCTAACTATGAAGGTGGCGGTGGCGGTGGTGCCGGTGGATATTTATCGACTTCTGTTTTTGCTACTGGACAAACTGTATATTCAATAACTGTTGGCGCCGGTGGTGCTGGAGGTGCCACATCTAGGTCAGCCAATGGATCAAATTCTGCTTTTTCTGTAAACACAGCCATTGGCGGAGGCGGCGGTGCTGGTAGATACAACAATGCAACTGACTATGGTGCAAACAGCGGAGGCTCTGGTGGTGGTGGCCAAAACTATGGGCCCGTTCAATCTGGAGCATCAGGCACATCTGGTCAAGGTAATTCTGGCGGCAACGCTGGATCAACTTCAAACAATGCCGGTGGTAACGGTGGTGGCGGAGGCTCTGGTAGTTCCGGCGGAAATGGTTCTGGCCTTACCGGCGGTAATGGTGGCCAAGGAACATCAAACTCCATTACTGGATCATTAGTAACTTATGCAGGTGGAGGTGGTGGAGGTGGCGGCACACCTGGATCTGGAGGCGCAGGCGGCGGTGGCAATGGCGCTTCTGGTGGCGGTGCAAACGGTGGAAATGGTTCTGCAAGCACTGGAGGTGGTGGTGGCGGTACAGTTGCCAATACTCCAGTGGCCGCTGGCGGCAATGGCGGTTCAGGTGTAGTTATCTTGTCTTTGCCTACGGCTTTTTACTCTGGCATCACAACAGGCTCACCTACAGTGACCACAAATGGTTCTAATACCATCTTGACATACACCTCATCTGGCTCTTACACAGCATAAGGAATTGATATGAGCAAAGCACGAAATTTAGCGGATGTAATTGTCGATGCGGGTGGTGACATCAACTCTGCATCGCTCGACAATGTGACGCCCGCTTCAGTAAGCGACAAAGCAAACACGAGCACTGGCGCGTTCGATCTGCCTGCTGGCACTACGGCTGAACGGCCTGCGTCTCCAAGCGCTGGCATGACTCGCATGAACACCACAACTAATGAACCTGAATGGTATGACACGGTGCTTCAAAAATGGCAACCATTTAAAGATAGAACTTATGAAGTTGAGTTTCTTGTAGTAGGTGGTGGCGGTGGCGGTGGTTACAGATACTACGCTGGTGGTGGTGGCGCAGGAGGATATCGTTCTTCTGTTCCAGGAGAGTCTTCTGGCGGAGGTGCTTCAGCAGAATCTTTGCTTGGATTAACTCTTGGCCAAGCATATTCTGTTGTGGTTGGCGCTGGCGGTGCTGGTAATGGAAACTCTGGTAGCA